GTATCGTTATCGATATTACATAATTAGCTATATGGGTATATATATCAGTTTAAGTTCAAACTAAAACCAAAAAACATGGCACGTGGACGAAAAAAACTACCAACGCAAATAAAAAAAATGCAAGGTTCTATAAATTCTTCAAGAGAAATTAAAAATGAAATGCAAGTAAGTTTAATAAAAAAATTACCTGAAGCTCCAAACTGGCTTACTCCTTTGGCTCAAAAGGAATGGAGAAATGTTACCAATGAGCTTTTAAATTTACAAATGCTCCATCAAATCGACTTAATTTTACTGGCATCTTATTGCAATGCAATTGCTATACATATTGAAACTGAAAAATATTTAAGAGAAAATGGAAGAGTAAATCATTATTATAATTCGGATGGAAGTTTAAGACATAGCCAATGTAAGCCAGAAGTTAAAATTAGTAATGATTGTTTGGCTAATGCTTTAAAGATTGCTATTCAATTTGGGTTTACTCCAAGCAGTAGAGGGGGAATATCAGCTCCAAAGGTCACTAACAATACTCAAATAAATTATTTTGATTAAGATAATAAATGGCGACAGCATAAAGGAATTAAAGAAGTTTCCTGATAATTACTTTCATTCAGCAGTTCTTGATCCCCCTTATGGCCTGTCGTTTATGGGTAAGAAATGGGATTATAATGTGCCAAGTGTAGAACTTTGGACAGAGGTTTTACGAGTATTAAAAGAGGGTGGCTATCTTTTAAGTTTTTCAGGAACAAGAACACAACACCGAATGGCGGTAAATATAGAAGATGCAGGATTTGAAATAAGAGATATGATTGCTTGGGTTTATGGGAGTGGTTTTCCTAAAAGTCATAACATAGGTAAAGCAGTAGATAAGTTGAATGGTAATGAGAGAGAGATAACCGAAACATATAAAGTTCCTGATATACGTGGTGATGCTTATGGAACTATGAATGAAAAACAAGATGGTTCATATAAAAATATAGAAGTAAATAAAACAAAAGGTAATTCACAATGGGAAGGTTGGGGAACAGCTTTAAAACCTGCACTTGAACCTATTACAATGGCACGAAAACCTTTTAAAGGAACAGTAGCTAATAATGTATTAAAGAATGGAGTAGGTGGAATTAATATAAATGAGTGTAGAGTTGAAACAAAAGAAAATTTGAATGGTGGTGCTTATAAAGAGGATAGTGCTAATGTTGCTTTTAAAAGTTGGGGGTATAAACCAAAAGTTAATATAGAAAAATACGAACAGCCAATAGGTAGATTTCCTGCTAACTTTATACATGATGGAAGTGATGAGGTAAAAGATTTGTTTCCTAATAGTAAAAGTGGGAAAGCAACAGGATATAATTTTGAAAAAACAAATAATAATAATAACACTAATATTATTACTAATATCAAAAGTGGTGTTCATTTTGGAGATAAAGGTTCAGCAAGTAGATTTTTTTATTGTGCAAAAGCAAGTAAGCAAGATAGGAATGAAGGGTTAGAAGATTTTGATGAAAAAAGAAGTATGGTAACAAATTTTCAAAAAGAGAGCGTACCATACAGAATTGAAAATGGCATAAAAACAAACCCTAAAGCTATAACGCATCATAAAAATAACCATCCAACAGTAAAACCTACTGACTTAATGAGATACTTAGTACGACTTGTAACACCAAAAGATGGAATAGTATTAGATTGTTTTATGGGTTCAGGTTCAACAGGAAAAGCGTGTGATTTAGAAGGGTTTAATTTTGTAGGTATAGATTTAGATAAGGACTATTGCGAAATTGCGAAAGCAAGAATAGACAAAGCAATAGAAGATAAAAGAATAATGGAAAGCCAAATGAAATTATTTTGAGTAAATATTATTTTGATAAAGAAGCAGCAAATAAATCTATCAGTTTTATTGAGAAATTTATTACCCATACTAAAGGTGAGCTTATTGGTAAACCATTGCTATTGGAAAAATGGCAAAAGGAAATAATCGAAAAAATCTTTGGATGGAAAGATAAAAAAACAAATTTAAGACAGTACAAACAGGTCTTTATCGTCATGGGTAGAAAAAACGGAAAGACTACATTAACAGCAGCCATCGCATTAATTTTTTTATATATGGAGGAAATGGGATCGGAGATTTATGCAGCCGCAGGCGATAGAAATCAGGCAGGTTTAATACATGAAATTGCCAAAGGCATGGTCTTAAATAATCCTGAGTTAAGAAGTAGATCAAAGATATTAAGAAACTCTATTGTAAATGAAGGTAAAAAGAATTTTTTCCAGGCCATAAGTGCGGACAGTAAAACTAAATTTGGCTTTAATGCAAACTGTGTTATCATGGATGAGTTACATACTCAACCAAATCGAGAGTTATATGATTGCCTTTATCAATCTACAGCATCAAGAAGAGAGCCTTTATTTATTAGTATTACAACAGCAGGATTTGATAAACAGAGTATTTGTTATGAAACCTATTCTTATGCAAAGCAGGTTCTTGATGGGTCAATAAAAAATTCTTCTTTTCTTCCAATTATTTATGAGGCAAATAAAGATGACGACATTCAAGATGTTGAGACGTGGAAAAAAGCCAATCCAAATTATGGGATAAGTTTAAAAAAAGAATACATGAAAAGAGAGAGCCAAAAGGCGATAGACATTCCAAGTTACACTAACTCATTTTTAAGATATCATTTATCCCTGTGGACTGACAATGAAATCCAATGGATGGGTGATAAAGATTGGATGGCATGTGAAGGAGATCTTGGAGATCTGTCTAATATGGAATGCTGGGGAGGATTGGATTTGGCATCAACAAGAGATATAACTGCTTTTGTTTTATTGTTTAAAATAGATAATCTCTTTAAAATAAAACCTTATTTTTTTGTTCCAAGAGATAACGCAAAAGAGAGAGGAGATAGAGATGGGGTAGATTACATGAGTTGGATCAGTCAAGGATATATCATTGCAACTGATGGCAATGTTACTGATTATTCTTTTGTAAGAAAAAAGATTAATGAGTTGTCTAAAAAATATAGGATTCAGAGTATAAGCTATGATCGCTGGGGAGCAAGCCAGATTACAATTGACTTAATGTCAGATGGCGCTAAAATGTCTCCTTTGGGCCAGGGATTTGCGAGTTTATCCGCCCCCACAAAAATGATGGAGAAAATCATCTTATCAAAAGAAATACAACATGATGGGAATCCTGTACTTAGATGGATGATTGGAAATGTCCACTTAGAAACAGACGCAGCCGATAACCATAAGCCATCAAAGAAAAAAAGTAAATCTAAAATCGATGGAGTTGTTGCTTGTATTTGTTCATTGGCGGAGTGGATGACCCAGGAAAAAATAGGAGAAAGTGTGTATGATAGTCGGGGTCTTTTAATATTATAAAAAAAGTTTTCAACTATTTTAAAAAAAAGCTACTTATCATTGAACCTTTTTTTTTATTTTTCGTACTTTAGTAAATCCATAATTATAGGCAATTGGCACTACTAGATTTTTTTACCAATATATTTAAGAAAAAGACTGAGGCCCGAAGCTCTATTTACCCATCAATGTTTGGGAGAGTATCTGGCTCTGGCGTTTCAGTGGACAAAAATACTGCTTTAACGTTTACCGCTGTTTGGAGTGCGGTGAGATTACTCTCGGAATCTATTAGTATATTACCTGTCAATGTTTATGAAAGAGAAAAGAATGGAGATAAATCTTTAGCAGAAAAAAATTCAGTATATAATTTAGTACATAACCAGCCTAACTATTACATGAGTTCGGTTGCATTTTTTGAAAAATGTATGATGGATCTCTGCCTTTCTGGCAACTCATTTATTCAAATAATAAGAAATGGAGGAGGTTCTCCCGAATCATTATTACCATTAAACACACAGGACATAACAGTTAAAGTAAATAATGGGAGTATATTTTATCAATCTCAAACAAAAAATGAAATTTATGATGACTATGATATTTTACATTTCAAAGGGATAAGCCAGGATGGAATAATGGGTCTTGATCCTGTGACACAAAATTCAAACGCTATTGCATGGGGTATGGCTTTAGAAGAGTACGGAAATAAATACTTTACTAACTCAGCTAAATTAAGTGGAGTATTGGAAACAGACAGAGCATTAAGTGAAGAAGCAATTGAGCGTTTAAAAAATAGCTTTTCAAACACTTATAATAAGTTACAAAATGCTCAATCAACAGCGATACTTGAGGAAGGTCTGTCTTTCAAAACCATTTCAATATCGCCAGAGCAAAGCCAGTTCTTAGCCAGTAGGGTTTTCTCAATAACCGAGGTGGCACGTATGTTTAACATCCCTACTTTTATGTTGCAAGAACATTCAAAAAGTTCATTTAATAATATCGAATCATTGAGTCAGAGTTATGTAACGTATTCTTTGATGCCATATATCCGTAGAATGGAATCTGAAATGAACAGAAAATTATTTAAAACAAATGAAAGAGGAAAAATATTTGTAGAGTTTAATGTTAATGGATTGCTAAGAGGTAATATAAAAGACAGAACAGAGGCTTATAAAACAGGAATTAATAATGGATATTTAAGCATCAATGAAGTAAGAAGAAAAGAAAATTTAAATAGTGTTGCAGATGGTGACGATTTGTACTTGCCACTGAATGTGACTAAAATTCAAAATATATAATATGCCAGCAGAAAAGTGCAATAACGGAAAATGGAAATGGGGTGAAACAGGAGAATGTAAATATGATTCTCAGGAGGAAGCCGAAAAAGACAATGAAGATTATAAAGAAGAAACAGCAAACAAACCTCTTCAAAAAGAGGTAAATGATATATGGACTAAAACAGTAATTATGGAAAAAAGATTTTTTGACATTGACACCCGAACTGAAAAAAGAGAAGATGGGTCAACAACTATAACAGGACATGCAGCAATGTATAATAATTTAAGTAGCGACCTTGGAGGATTTAGAGAAGTGATCGCTCCTGGAGCTTTTTCAGATGCTTTAAACAAGGAAACTTTGGATTGCCGTTGTTTAATAAATCATGATCCTAATTTAATTCTCGGCAGGACAACAAGTGGAACTTTAAGACTGGAAGAAACAACAAAAGGATTACAGTATTCTTTTGATGTTCCTGATACAACTTATGGTAGAGATTTAGTAATATCATTGGAGCGTTCCGATATAACTCAAAGCTCCTTTGCATTTACGATTGAAAATGATAGCTGGCAAACAACTGAGGATGGTGAAGTAAGAACAATCAACAAAGTAAAAAATATTTGGGACTGCTCACCAGTAACTTATCCGGCCTATTTACAAACAGATGATTTAACACTTGCCAAACGTTCATTGGCTATTTATAAAGACAAAGAAAGAAAAGAAGAAGAGGAAAAAGATTTAGTGGCACGAAGCTTACTAAAATTAAAAATAGAATTAAAAAAACGAAGTAAATAATTTAAAATTAAAAAAAATGAAGAGTATAGAATTAAAAGAATTACGATCTGATGTTTTGGCTGAACTAGAAACAATGCAAAATACAGCAGAAGCAGAAGACAATCGTGATTTAACAGAGGAGGAAAATACAACTGTTGATGCGTTATTGGCAAAGGCAGATGGTTATTCCACCAAAATTGAAAGAGCTGAAAAGATCGAAAAATCATTAAGAGAATCAGCTAAACTAAGCGGGACAGTTGTTAAAAATCCTAAAGAAGATGTTTCTAAATATTCCTTCTTTAAGCACATAAGAGGTGTACTTGGTGGAAATTTAGATGGTATTGAAGCAGAAGTACAACAAGAAGCAACTACTGAAGCCAGAGGATTTGGCAAATCCATTAATGGAATTGGCATACCATCTTCAATGATGGAAAAAAGAGCCGATGTTACAAGTAATATTGCAGGGACTTCTGTTGAAGCGTATGTAGGAGCATTGAGAGAAGAATCAGTTTACGATAGAGCAGGTTGTACTATCTTAACAGGTTTAATGTCAGATGCAAGAATACCCGTTACAGGAGCACAAACAGTTGCGTGGGCATCAGCAGAAAATTCAACAGCAGCAGATGGCGGGACTGCTTTTAGTAGTGTTACATTATCACCAAGTAGAATTACATCACAAGTGCATGTATCGAAAGAATTACTTGCACAAAATGGGGGATCAGCAGAGTCAGCTGTAATGAGTGATTTAGGAAAAGCAACTGCACAAGCATTAGATGCAGCGATTTTTGGCACAACAACAGTTTCAAATGCACCTACTTCATTAGGAGCAACATCAAATATAAATACTTTTACAGAAGCATCTACTTTTGCAAGTGGATCAAGTGTTTTGTCTGATTTAGTTGAAGCAGAAGCAACAAATGCAATAGCACAGGGAATGCAAGGCACTTTGGCTTATGTATGTTCTCCCGAATTATTGGCTCAGTTGAAAATTTCTGCACAAGTTGCAAGTGTTACACCGGCAATGAGTGGAATGAATTACAATCAACAAATGATTAATGGCTATCCTATTCACTTTACAAATGGTTGCACAAGAAGTGCAGGTGTTTCTGGCGATGGTTATTTTGGAGCATGGAATAATTTATATGTGGGTTTCTTTTCTGGAATTGACATAATAGTTGACCCTTATACCAATGCAGCAGATGCTCAAATTAGATTGGTGTTGAATAATTTAGTAGATTTCCAAGTTGCACAACCTGGAGCATTTACTATGTTTACAAGTTTGACAGCATAATAGTTAGGAATTAATAATTTAAAGGGGTGGTGGAATTA